GACAAGGACAAATTTATGTTTCTCCTGTTCCAGACCAGGTATATCCAATTGAAGTTGATACTGTGTTGCTTCCAATTGCTTTAGTAAATACAGCAACAGTAGATACTATTGTTGACCCGTACACCAGCCCTGTGAAATTTTATTCTGCTTACCTTGCTAAATATTATGAGCAGTCTTATGGTGAAGCTGAAATTTACAAACAAGAGTATTTGAAACACGTTCAATCTGTGCTTGCTACTACTTTCACTAGACGTATTCCCGACCCTTATGATGGGAGTTAATAGTGGCACAATCTCCAGAGCAAAAAAAATCTTACCAGATAGTAAAGCAGTTTAAAGGCTTAAATACTAAGGCTAACAGAACTGCTATTGGTGAAGACGAATTTTCATGGCTAGAAAATGCCATGCCTATTGGGTATGCCAACCTTAAAATCACACCAGCTCAGAATAGTTTAGGAATTACTTTTGCAAATACCGTAACAGGATGGTTTTCCGTTAATATTAATCTTATTGATTATATTTTAGCGTTCCAATCAGATGGTAGTTGCGAATATGTAAATTTACAGACTAACACCAAAGGAACTGTAGCTACTGCTGGTAAGTTTTCTGGTTCTGGTATTAGCGTTAGCCAATGGAAAAACACACAAGCGCTAATTTTAGACCCGACTAATGGGTATTTCTATTGGGATGGCACTTATTTAGTGTCTGTAGGCTCTGTAGGCGCGATTTATATTACAAATGGTGGCACAGGGTACACTTCAGCACCAACTATCACTATAAGCGCTCCAAACGATGCTAACGGCATACAAGCAACTGCGACTGCTACTGTTACTGCTAACGTAGTAACAAGTATTTCATTAACTAACGCTGGTTCTGGTTATACAACTGCGCCAACGGTTACTTTTGCAGGGGTTGGAACAAATGCTGCGGCGATTGCTAGTGTTGTCACGTTTAAAACTGGTACGGTATCGGCGGTGGTTACGAACGGTGGTTCTGGCTATACTAATGCTGCCAATACTGTTGTCACTATTGCTGGTGGTGGCGGCACTAATGCTGCTGGTACTGCCATATTATCTGGCGGTCAAGTTGTTGGAATAGCAATTACCAATCCTGGTTCTGGATATACCAATTCATCAAATATCACTGTGACCATCACGGGTGGTGGTGGCACTAATGCAAAAGCAACTGGCGTTATTAACTTAAGTAATAATGTTGGTATTGCGACTTTTTCTGGACGGGTTTGGATAGCTTATGGACGTACTGTTGCGTATAGCTCTGCTGCTTCTTTCACTGATTTTGTTACTGTGTCTGCTGGAACAGTTACCTTAACTGACAGCACATTACACGGAAACATTATTTCTCTGTTATCAGCCAACAACTTTTTATACATTTTTGGTGATGACAGTATTAACGTATTTTCGGACGTTCGCGTCACCACAACTGGTTCAACTTTATTTACAAACACTAACGTATCGGCTTCTGTTGGAACTAAACGTGCTTATGCAATATTCCCATACTTCCGTTCAGTATTATTTATGAATGATTACGGGGTGTATGCACTTGTTGGTTCAACCACCAGCAAATTGTCAGACCCGTTAGATGGCGTGTTTCCTAACATTGATTTTACAAATCCAATTTATGCTGGACAAGTATTGTTGAATAACATCTTGTGCGCTGTATTCAATTTTAGATATTACGATGCAACATTTACTCAAAGCTATCGTTACATTCAAGCGGTGTTTTTTGAGAAAAAATGGTTTATCACTAGCCAGGGCAATAGCCTTAAATACATTACGTCTGCTCCAGTAGGCGGTAAAATTACATTGTATGGCACTGACGGTACTAACTTATATCAACTTTACGCTAATACTACATCAACAATATCTAGTATTGTTCAGACAGCATTGCTTCCTATGGGCGATAACATTCGCACTAAACAATCATTAAAATTTGCTATTGAAGCTACATTAGGTACTGGTGGCTCATCGCTTACAGCAAGTATTGATTCAGAAACAGGGTCAAGCACTCAATACAGTTTAGGAAACATAACTTCATGGTCTAATAGCCTTGGAAGCGTTATTCCTTGGTCAAATAACAGTTCAGCTTTAATTCCTTGGTCTGGCGGTAACGGTTATACGCTTTACAAAACAGACTCACAAATGTTTGGTAAGTATTTAGGAATTACATCGCAATCTACAAGTCCTAATTTTGTTTATAATGGCTTTGAATTTGAACATGAACTAAGAGTAAGATTTTAATAGGAATTGACATGACTAAACCAGTAACCATACCAAATACCTTTGCTAATGCGACTACTACTATTCCGTTATCGCAATTAGACTCTGATTTTTCTGTTCTTGCTTCAGCAATTAACGACCCTGCTACATATTCTAGTTATGCTGCTGATACTGGAACGGCTAATACTTATGTTGTGACGCTTAATCCAGCGCCATCAAGTTTGTCATCTATTGTTGGTTTGATTATTACATTTAAAACGTCAAACGCTAATACTGGAGCATCCACATTAAATCTTAATGCTTTAGGAGCTTTAAGCATTGTTAGTAGCACAGGAAGTGCTTTAACGGCTGGTCAAATTTCATCAAATTCTATTGTTGCAGTATCTTATAACGGTACTAATTTTACTTTAATTGGAGCAAGTGCAAGTGCCACTCCTAGTGCAACAGGTGGTTTGCTTAACATCCAATATTTCACCACACCAGGAACAGCAACATATACTCCTACAGCAAACACAAGCTCTGTCATTGTTGAAGTTGTTGGCGGTGGCGGTGGTTCTACTGGGGGATTGGGAGCTGGTGCTGGGACTGGTGGCACATCATCTTTTGGAGCTTTAGTTAGTGCAACTGGAGGAGGTGCTTATAACTCGCCTGGGGCAGGAGCAAGCGGTGATTTAAACCTTACAGGTGGTCAAGGTGGTAGAGTTGCTGCTAGTACTACTGTTGTTACTAGTAATCAAGTAGGCGGTGTTGCTGGTCTTTGCTATGGAAACTATGGATTTGGAGCAAGCCAATCAGGTGCTAATTCTGGTTCAATTGCCATTATCGCTGGTGCAGGTGGTGGTGCTGCTCGTAAAAAAATCACATCTTCATTTAGTGGGGTTACTGTAACTGTGGGAGCTGCTGGTACTGCTGGTACTAGCGGCAATGCTGGCAATGCTGGCATCGTCATTGTTTACGAATACGCATAAGGATAAATTATGTTAGCTTTAATATCACCAAATGAAAACAATAGAATTTGCCAAGTAGAACAGACAGATTTTCCTGTAGCTCCTCCATTAGAGTGGGTGAGTTGTCCAGATAATTGCACAACAGAGTGGACTTATAACAACGGTACTTTTGAACCGCCAAATCCTCCTGCTCCTCCAACAGCAGAGGAAAATGCAGCAACAGCCGCATCATTATTATCGGCTACAGACTGGACTACCATTGCTGACGTTGGCAATCCTGCTATGAGCAATCCTTATCTTGCTAATCAAGCCGATTTTATTGCATACCGTAATTCTGTAAGACAATACGCAGTTTATCCCGTAGCTGGAAATATTACATGGGCTACTTTACCAACGGAAGTTTGGACTAAGGTTTAAAAATAGATGAATCCACAAACAATTATCAATATTGCTTTTGCCATTACTGGATTTTTGGGTGGATGGATATTGAAAATTATTTGGGATGAAATTAAATTACTTCAAAAAAATCAGCAGGGAATTGAACATGATATTTCATCAAATTATGTTCGCAAAGATGATTACCGAGTAGATATTGCTGAAGTAAAAGGGATGCTTGCTAGAATATTTGACAAATTAGACGGAAAAGCAGATAAATAATGAACATGGACACATTAAGCATCGTTAAATTTGGTGACGTTGAATCACTTAACGAGTTTTTGTTTGAAAACGGTGTCCAACATAAATTATTTCAAGAAACATTTATGGATGCAGGAATTACTGTTCCTGTGTTTCCACTGATAGATGCAGACGTTAATAACCTTGATGATTGGTTGTTAGCACATGACGTTGAGCATGAAACATTCGCGTCATTATTAGGGCTTAATAACCCTTTTAATATGTTAGATACTAACTGGAACGTAGAAGACGATTTTTACGATTGGATAGCTTCTCATTTGTATATACATGAACAAATAGTTGCGTCATTGGGGCTTTAATTATGAATTCTTTAGAAATTGTTAAACAAGCTGCTCACACACAAATGGGAGCTAATGCTGACATGGATACATTTCTTAAAAAATTAGTCGGTTGGACAAAAAAAGCTAACAATAAATTAATCCAGATTGGAAACACTGTTTTCCTAGTGACTTTAATTAATCCACAAACGTGTCAAGTAAGTATTTTAAATGCGGATAGCGAGCCTAATTTAATTAACAATATCAAAGGCATAGCAAAAACATTAAAAAGCCAAGGCATTAAAAAAATGACTGGGTATGCAAATGATAAAAAATATTTAGATTTGGCTAAAAAGACGCAACTGCCGTTTAAAATAAAACAAGGTCAAGGCATGGCGCAAGATAGCGCAGTTCCAGCGTATGTTTTTGAATTGGACTTGTAATTGATAATCATCAAACAAATAGATTATCGGGATTTAAACAATATTTCAGAATTTAAGAATATTGTTGAGGAATACACGGCTGAAAGCGCCGTAGAAGAAATGTTACCAATAAAAACAGACGTTGATTTGTATATTAAGCTAAATGAATTAAAAAAAATGATTACATTGGCTGCGTATGATGATGACGTTCTTATTGGTTATGCGAATTTTTTGCTTTCACCTAATTTGCATTACAGTAAATTAACTGCGGTAACAGAATCTTTTTTTATAAAAGAGGATTATCGTAAGACTGGTGCTGGGATGGCTTTATTAAAAGAGATGGAAAAGTTAGCTAAAGAAAATGGTGCTGTAGCGTTTATGGTAACAGCGCCAAGTGATAGCAAATTATCTGTTGTCATGGAAAAAAATAAAGCATATAAAGAAACTAACAAAGTATTTTTTAAAAGCCTTTTATAATGCAATTAGCTCAAAAAAATATTGAAATATCACGCATGGATGAAGACGCAATTAACAATGTGCGTAAGTTAGAAAATGTTTTGTTGCAGTTTCCACAAGTTAAATTAAAGACTGACCATGTTTTGCATGGTGGAATGTATGCTAGGACTTTGACAATACCAAAAGGAACAGTAGTTTCTGGAGCGTTTGTTAAAATACCTACTACCCTTATAGT